TCTGGTAGAGGCATCAAAAATCCCCCTTACTCTTCTGGTAAGAGGGATTTAATGTGCTGAACGACACCTTTACGGTCCGATCCACTTTGTTCCATCTCTAATAACTGTTTCAATTCGTCTGTTGATAGATCAGCAGTGATTGCTTCTTGTACTTGAGTTACATTACCATCAAGTACAGAAGGCTCTTCATTCCTTTTAGGTTCCTCTATTTTTTCTCCTAAGTAACCTTTTTCTTGCAATTCTTTAATGCGTTTTTCGTCATTAGATTCATAGATGTCACCAGCAGCATAATACTTTTTAGTAAGTTTATCGATAAAACGTTTTAGAACTATATATTTCATTTAAAATCCCTCACTTTTATGATGATTGGATAATCCCAACCGCACGTAAGGCGGCTAGGATTTCATTTTGTTTAGCAGCAATGTCTTCTGCAGTTGCTGAAGATGGGTCAGCATGATCTTCTATTGGTTCCGCTTGTTTCCCATCGGCGGTAATACTACCACCTGTTGTTAAATGGATATCGTTAAAATAAGGCATATTCAACACCTCCATGTTAGATTTCTGGTTTATTAGACTGTTTCTACCACTTTCGCAATACGGAATGCAGATTTTAACTTGATTTGGTGATCTAACCAAGCTGTTAGAACGAACAATTCCACACCTGTTTTTACATCTTTATCACGATCACGTAACATCTGAAGATCGTAGTTAAAATGAGAATAAGCAAAGTCACCAACAATAGGATCTGAAGCAGCATCGACGAATTCAGCAGGTACACCTAAGACTTGTTCTGGTTGAGCGTTATAGAGAGATGCATTACCGTTAGCTAACACTTCAATAATGTCCATGTAATCCGCATAACGCATTACCACTTTTGCATTATCACGGAAATCTTCATGCAAATCTGCAATAGCTGCTTTAATTGCTTTATATTTGGACTCTCCATTTACTTCTTTAATGTCGTTTTGAGTCGAATAGAAGGACATATGCTCTTCACCAGTTGCTGGTGTTGTAGCAAAAGCAACCTTTTTCTCTTTAGCTGCTAAACCTGATTCAAGACCTCGATCGACTGTTGTAACAAGATTTGTTGTAGTTCCGTTTAAAACAGTTTCGGAAATTGGTACAAATACTTTGAATTTGTGACGACCAAATGTAACAGTATCACCAGTTGCTTTCATTTCCTTCGCTGTTTCGGTATCACCGATAAAGTCATCATCATCCAATTGAAATGCAATTTTCGGAATTTCTAAGTTGGTTTCTTGCGTAAATACTGAGATGTCACGCAATGGATTTTTGACAAATGGTTCATGGATAAGTTCATTAGATACTGTTTTTGGCAGTAACTTTTCTCCACCAGTGCTAGGATCTGTGTTATCGCCTAACGCTTGAAAGACCTCTTTCGTAATAGGCTTATTGGTCATCGTAGCACGAATCATTTCCGCTTTCGCTTCGACTTTCTTTTGTTTTGGATCGTCGATACCTTTGATGTTGTTTTGATCTTCGAATTTTGCTTTTTGTTCTGCTTCTAGTTGATCGTGCTGCTCTTTAATCACATCAAATCGTTGTTTCAAATCATCTCGTGATTTTTGTAATGTTTGAATATCCTCAGATGTTTTGGATGTGTCAATAGCAGCATCTGCTAATTCATTTTCCACTTTTTGAAGTTGTTGACCGATGGTTGTCATGTTTTGTTTGTACTCAAAAAGCGTCTTTTGACCACCGAAATACTGCAAGTTATTTAGACGTAACCATTGTCCTTTTTGACGTTGTTGCACAGATTTTAATAATGCTTGGCTCTTTTTCATGTTAAATTCCTCCTAAAATATCTTTTATTAATGCTGAATTTTGTTTAGATTGTTCAGCTATTTTCTGTCTTCGTGCCATCTCTTCTTCAGAAATACCTTCTTCTTGTTTATCCACTTTCTTTTGAAGAGCTTTTGGCACATTTTTATATTGCTTAAATAAATCTTCACTGACAGAAGCAACGGCTTGATTTTCTTCTAGAACTACATCAGCTAGTCCGTATTGTTGAGCTTCATCTGCAGATAACCACGTTTCATCATCCAACATTTGCTTTAACTCATCTTCATTTAGTTTTTCACCTGCCTTTTGGAGATAACTTTGGACCGCTGACTGATTAATTCTGTCTAAATCATCCGCTTTTTTACGTAATTCATTGGCATTACCTAGCGCAATAGTCCAGGCGTTATGGATCATCATCATAGAATTTTTATACATATGAATCTGATCACCGGCCATTGCAATAACACTAGCGATGGATGCAGCTAAGGCATCTACATAAACATTCACTCTTGCCGGATGGCTTTTAAGCATATTGTGAATGGCGATTCCTTCAAAAACGGCACCACCAGGTGAATTAATGTGTAAATTAATGTTGGAAACATCGCCTAGATCGTCTAAATCTTGCTTGAAACTAGATGCTGTTGTATCTTCTTCTAACCATTGATAACGTTCTATGTCACCGTAAATAAAAACATCCGCTGAATCTTCTTGATTAGCAGACATCTTCATGCTCCAAAACTTGTTTCGCTTTTTAGCAAAATGTTGAAGGTTTAATTTCAATTGTCGCTTTCTCACTTAATCCACACCCCCTTTCAAATGGCATAAAAAATACACGTATTATAACGTGTTATCCATCCCCATTATTTGAATTATTACTGCTATTACTGTTTGATTTTCGTTCTGATGGATCCATATCAATTGGATATAAATCTCCGCTAACCCATAATTTAGATGCGTTCCCTCCCACCGGAGGTAAATCCTCATACATCCTAGCTTCATCTTGCTTCATCCACCCATTACGAATGGCTTTGGCGTAATAATCGCCTTGGGTAGAGATATCGCCTCTAAGAAGAGCCTTCGTGTTAAATTTAAAATAAAAACCAGCTTTTCTTTCGGCTGGTGTAAGTAATTTTCTATTAAATTCTTGCTCATACTGCCTTACAATTGGCATTAAAGTAAGGTCTACAAACATACGCATCAGCTGTTCATTACTTGAATAACTCTGCCCTTCTGTATCATTGAGCATTGTAACTGGCATATTAAAAACATTCGCTACCCTGGAACGTGTAATCCGTTCGGACGCGAATGTATCAGCTGCAACGTATTTTCTCTCCAATTCTTTAATTTCTACACCTTGTTCTTGGAACAAAATACCGCCATTATCCTTGTAGAACCTTTTAAAATCTTCAATGACTCTTTTTCTTTTGTCATCATCTAAATTTCCACCGTATTTCAATATAAATGAGTTTGGTGCAGATTGCATTTCTTTTAAACTGAACTCTCGAACTGCCTTATCAAAGTCATTGGCATTCTGTAACACTTTAATGGGATTAATTCCCTTTAAACTATGTGAACCTACAATATGCTTAACATGTAACATTTCCATATTGTGTACATAATAGCGATTCCCATCTTCACCTAGAACCTGGTACCATAATTCTTTACTGTTTCTTTCGATGACAGGCTCCACATAATCTGGATTAATTAATGTTAGTCCGGAAGGCTGTAACCTTATGTCACGTTCAATAAGAGCATAACCATTTCCTTCTTCATCCCTAGCAGTTTCTAAATTTCTAATAAACTCAAAACCTGTCATATTAGGATTGGGATTGTTAATTAACACATCCGAAGCACTATTTTGCTTCATTTCATAGTTTTGATACAATTTTAACGGCAATGTAGCCATACTATTGGATAGCCTTGTAACTGCGCTAAAAATAGTTTCATTAGTGGCTAAGGTGGAATTATCAATACCCCAAAATGACTTTCCCATCCAAGATGAAAAATCAAAGCCATCCCCCTTCCATGCTGCATAAGCGCTATAAAATGAGTATTTTAATCGCTGAAAGAATCTCAATGTTTCACCACCTTTCAATTTGAATTAGATGTGGATCACCTCCTTAGTAAACAAACATCCAATTTTTCATTCTGATAGGTTCGTTTTGTATACATGGTTGAAAATTGAAAAGTAAGATTACAATCAATAACAAACTGAATAATTTCATTTACCAATCACTCCTTCATCAAATCTTGCATACTAACAACTCCAATATCACCATCACCAGTTGGAACAACCAATTTTTCCATTACCTTTGTATGAGCATTTAACAATGCTGCAAATCCATCAATTTTACGATATCGACCAGCTTTTGTTGGTAATCTATTGTTATTTCGGTCTTTCACAAGCTCCACGTTGTTTATATACCAACGGAGAAGTGGATTCTCATTAAATATTACTTTTCCATCCAAAAACATTTCTTTCAAATCATCTAAAGCAGGACCAAGAGTTTGAAAACCTTGTCTTACTTTTTCTGTTTCAAAACCTTTTTCTTCTAACGATTTATTTAATCGGAAAGCTTTGGCCGGATCATAAGTAATCAATGGAATGTTATACATTTTAGCTTGTTCCTCGATCCATTCTTCGACAATGTCTTTGTTAATGTACTCTTCATCAACGATTGTTAAGTAATTATCTTTTTCCCACTCTCGATAAGGTATTTTTTCATTACCTTCTTTTACTTTTTTCAATGGAATCCAAGAATGAGATAAGACAAACACTTCTCCTGTTTCTAACGGAAATTCTACACAAGCACTTGTAAAGTCCTCAGAGTCAGATAAATCATAACCAGCAACCCCTTCAGCACCTTCAAGTACTTTAATATCCATGTGCTTATCGTTTTTCTCTAATGTTTTAAAATCAATAAAAGGAACTTTGCTGCCATTCGCAAATATATTAAATTGTTTAGTTATAAAGTCTGAACGCTCTTCTGGAGTTCGTTTATCCTTATCCCAATCATCCATGAGGACATCTAAATCAAGCGAAACCCCCATGTTAGGGTTTGCTTTAATCCATGTTTCTGGCTTTTCAAACTCTTCATCGTTATCTAATTCAGCCAAATAATAAAAAGTACGTTCATCTTGAATGGCACCTTCCAACACTTGAACACCATCAGCATAATATTTAACAAGAGGACCATCTAGTTGATAACCAGCAGTTGTAATATATAAAATAAGTGGTTGTTTACGAGATCCACGTGATTTTTTGATAACGTTAATCAGTTTATAATCCTTAAATTCGTGAATTTCATCAAATACACCAAGATGTGTATTCAAACCATCTAATTTTTCACTGTCTGAAGCACGAGGCTCAATTTTGGAAAATGCTTTAGCATACTCAATTTCATCACGCTTAGGAACGAATCTTTTTCTCAGCTTTGGCGATTTTTTTACCATCGCTTTGGCTTCATCAAAAATAATGCTTGCCTGTTGTTTAGCATTTGCTAACAGATAAACATTTGCACCGTTTTCCCCATCTTTGGAGAAAGAATACAGTGATAATCCTGATATTAATGTCGATTTACCGTTTTTTCGACCAACAAAAATAAGGCCCTCACGAAAGCGCCTTACACCAGTATCTTTATGAACCCAACCGTATAATGAACCTATCACAAAATGTTGCCACGGCTGAGCAATTAATTGATCATAATCACCTTTAGATGGTTTGCAATACTTTTCAATAAATCTTACTGGACGATATGCCTTTTCCTCATCAAACACCCATGGAAATTCGTCCGTTCCTTGCCTTTTTAAATCATTTAAATGCCTTTTGGCTGCTAAAATATTATTTTTACTTGCTACAATCTTGCCTTTAACAACTTGTTTAGCATACCAGGTTGTCAATAACTTGTCTGATGGTTTTTCAAGGATATTACCTTTCTTCACCTGGTCTTTTTTCCATGTTATAAAACTAAAACTTTGCTTTGCCTTCTTGATGTTAGAAGCTGTCGAAGTCGTCGTCATCTCCACCATTCTCTATTTTCTTTCGTTGTGCTGGAGTAAGACCAAGTGATTTTAACAAGTTATTAAGCGTTTGAACTGTTTTCGTTAATTCGATCGCGAGAGGATTTTTTACAAGATTCTTGGCTCCGAATTTATTAGTATGCTCCATTAAAAGAGTAGATTTTTTTAATTCTGCTTTCATTTTTCGATAAAATTGATGTGTTTCGACATACAATTTTATCAATTCTTCATCCGATTCTTGATAATTTTCGCCTAGGTATTCCCTCAGTAATTTCGCGGTTGGAACAGCCATTTTGTAAATCCTCCTCTCATCATTTTTTTCTGTTACCCCCCTTTCATGAAAATTTCTCCACGGTGAAAACGAAGGGGCGGCTCGCTCTGGGCGATTGATCGACTCCAGTTTATTGGGTAGGGGGGTATCACCATGTTTGCTCTGGATTTTCATTCACTTCAAAAGTTTTTATTTTTCTTGAAATCTTTTTCTCTTTCTTTTGTCCAAAACCTTTCTCAGGATGAAGATCGTTATGACAATCGAAGCAAACACTTATTAAGTTAGTATCTACCAAGGCTAGGGTTGGGTCATCTCTTAGGTGAACAATATGATGAACTGTATCAGCTGGTATAGGATCATCATACTCCATGCACACCTGGCACAGGTACTCATCTCTTTCTAGGATAGTCTCTCTCTTTTTTTGCCATATAAAACTTTTGTAAAAGGCATCTCGCATTGCCTTAGTTAAACTAGTTGTACTTGTCCAAAGAAATGGATTAACTTTCATCCTTTTCCACAACCGTTTTTAATGTATCAGCCATTACCCTCACCTTGCGTCTTAACTTATGCAGTTTATTTTTCTGCTTAATTTTCAAGGGTACTTTTTTCTGCAGCCTTCTAATTTCTGCAGTGATTTCTCTAATAGCATCATTTTCATAATGGGTTGTGAATTTGTGCTGACAATCAGGACACTCAATAAAGTGACGGACGATATCATTTTTAATGGCTTCCTGTTTGATATCTTTAATCTGATTCACGTTAAAAGTGTGACTGCAGTTATCGCATTCTATAATCATGATTGATCACTCCATAAATTTCTAATAAAAAAGACATCTATATATAGATGTCTTTGATAAACATTTTCAACTTTCAAATAAGATCTTTAATATAACATTTATAATCAGATATCCCATACCTATAAACAAGGGAATTAGAAACAGCCATAGATAATTAATTATGATCAGTATGATCTCATTCTCAATATTAACTACTAACAATTGATAGAGTATTGTTAGCATTACTAAAACAACTCCAATAAGCAAAGTCCATTTTAATGTATTAATAAATTGTTTCTTTGAATTAGGCGAGCTTTTCAGCTTATTAGCAAATTTGGATTCAGACACAGTGGCAAAAACACTTAAACTCGCTCCAATAAAACCAATTATAATTGAAACAAATAATAATATACTATCCATTGCACTTCCCGATCCTTGCAATGAACTATCAAATAAATATGTTCCAATTAAAGAACTAAACAATAATGAAATAATAACTACGAATATGACTTTTGTTCTATGTTTTAACTTTCCGGATTTCATATAAAATCACATCCTTTGAATTCTCCCCCTCATTCCATCGTTATTTTCACCTATATATATTTCAATCATTCTTTGAAATACAGCATCAGGTCGAATTGTTCTGTTCTCTCTATAGTCAAACGATGCAATACTGTACATCTTTTGCTCAATTAGATCATATTTTTCGACATTAGACTCTTCATCCGTTCTAACATATACTTGAGCCTTAGATACATTTCTCCTACCCATAATAGTTCTAATGAAATTCTTTGCTCTTCCTTCATTCATTTCACTTTCTCTTTCTCTACCCACTGACAATGTAAATTCTAAAGAGCTGGCTTCAAACCTTGTCATTTCTTCAGTTATATTACTTAAATCGTCTTCATATTCCGTTTCTTGACCCAGATCATCTACTCTTATGTTTATCTTTCTTACTTGATTGCTATCAAGAACCTGCTGAAGCGTATTTTGCTCTAGTATCGGATTTATCTCCAAATTACTATTTTGATTTATGAAATTATTATGAATATCATTTAAAAACATTTCTAAAGCAGTAGGGGAAAGAGAATCTCTATTCCTTTGAATCATAAACACACAATTATTCACATCATACAGCAAACTTACTTCTTCTCCAATAAATTCATCATCTTCTAGATCGATAATATCGGATTCTCGTTCAAAGGAAGATTTTACTGGCAAATTAAAGTCCCTAAGTCTCTCAAAAACTAAATGAAAACAATTTATATCTTCATGATAAAAGAGACTGGAAATTTTAGCAATTTCATTATTAAATTCATACCTAATAACTCTCCCTGATTGAATTTGAAAATACAAATCATCCAAAGTATCTTGTAAATTGATAATTTCCATTTGTCCATTGTTTATTATATTTGACCTGTAATATTCTAATTTAATATTCTTTTTCATTTAAATAATCCTCCTTTTATATTTATATATTCATTTCGACATCAGAGTAAATATTCCTGCATAATTTGCAGGATTTTTAAATTTGCATGTCGAATAGACTATAAAAGAAGGAGGTGATATTTATGCCGAATTATAAACCTGGTCAATCTCCGAAAGATTCTGGTCAATTTATTGAAGTTGGCCCTCGTGGTGGTAAACAGAGTAAAACTGAAATTACCGGTGTTGAAAACAAACCACTGCCACCAACATCAAAACCCGGGAACCAATGGAAACAAGTAGATAAGACTAAGCACAAAAACTAACATTAGTAATAAAAAAAGGCACTCACAAACATCTAATAGTGAATGCCTTTTTGTTCTATATATAATTATTTCACACTATCATAATAACATGATTTTAAGTCTCAAAACGGACATCTTTCGGACATTAACGCCAACCTAATTGATCAGCCGTTATTTTCACGATTTCATTTCTCCAACGACGTGCTTGACGCTCACTCACTCCTACTTCACTAGCAATAGATTCCCATGTGATTTTTTGTTTGGACCAATACCTTAATTCAACCATCTTTCGATAATCATCTGGCAGTGCATCATAAACCTGTTTAATCACGTCTGTAATTTCAGTTAGGTATTTTAATTGTTTATTAGTTGATAACCTTGTAGCAATTCGACCTGTCGGATCTCCTGGCTCTCGAACAGAATTAGCTCCTTTAACTATATTAACTTCTTCTGGATCTTCATCAAATGGATTTTCAATTGCTTCTCTCAATGTAGCAATTTCTCTCAATGTATGATAATAGTTAAACCATTCTGCTTCGATTTTTTTAAAAGTGGATTTTTGTAATTCGATGATTGTCATGTTACCACCCCTTTAAATATACTCATCATCATCTTCATTGTATTGATCATGTTCATCAAAAGCCTTTTTAAATGCCTCTTTCATCAATTTTGTTCTGAATCTAATTTGTTCATTTGACATTTTTGAATAATCTGGTGGAGGAAAGCTAATAAACTCTTGATCTTCTTCAATTAATCTTTTACGTTCTTCATCATAATTCAATTTTAATCACCTCATATTGATGAGTGTCCCTAGATCACTGTCCCTAGATTAAAACAGCTATAATTATTGATATAATAAGGGTTCGTTTATCTGTCCCTAGATTACTTTGACATTCTTTTATATTTTTTAACTCCTTCTCTTTTACTTAATCTTTTATTTTTATATAAATATTATTATTTTATCTAGGGACAAAAGAAAAAAATATAGTATAAATGTATATATAATAAGGGATTGAGGGTGTCCCTAGATGTATTTTTGATCTAGGGACAAATCATATGTTAAAAATACATTGAATCCCTTGTCACTCTTAGCTTAAACAGGTGTCCCTAGATCATTTAGTTATTTTGGGCGTCATCTAAGGACATTTGCTCGTTTTTTATATAAACATAAGCTCTTTTATCCTTTTTTCTTACTCGTTTCTTATCATAACCTTCTTTTGCCAACCTTCTACCAAACTCTGTCGAACCAACAGCTTTTAGACCAGATTCTTCACAATACAACGTGTATTGCATATAAGCATTCTTTGTTTCTTTACCATTAACACTATAATTCTCTAAGAAACCTAAAACACTATCCGACTGTACAAAATACTCTTTCGTGATATCAGATACCGCCTTACATTCTGTCAAATCACCTTGATCAATAATGCGCTGCATACCTTCAATCGCCAATTTAAGAAGGTAACTTTTCGCATTATCCGTAGATAATTTCGCATCAATCTCCATATCTCTTTCCACTACTCTCGCATCACATGGGATAACGCGCATGCGCTTTTTAATACCGCCACACTTATCTTTAAAGACAGGAATTTCGTTACATGTGAACACAAGTGTTGCCTTATTATTTAACGTAGTAGCTGGAGAATAAATAGGCCGGATCATCAC